TTGCAGTTTTATAGTCTTTATGTTTCCAATCAATCGAACGAGCAAAAGAAGTGATTGGGCGTTCTTTCAGTTCCCGTGTGCAAATCATATTTTGAGCGTTTGGAATACCAAATCTTTGTATCATTTTTTCAAAGTTCCCATTTATTCCAGAACGTTCAGCCGTTTCAAAATCTACAATCGTATGCTTAGTTGCTCCTGTCATACTTATTTTAGGCTCAACCCATACTAAATTCAGCCCAAAATGTTTGTCGCACTTATCAGCAAAAATCAATGTTTCTTCGTTTTCCTCTCCAACGTTTGCAAATACAAAAACAATTTCGTCTTTATATTCTTGTTTAAGCAAATAAGCCATATAGGCAGAAGTTTCACCTGCTGAAAAGGAAACCAATAATTTGCCCTCCCTATTTTTTATTTTTTTACGTTCGTTCATTTAATCAAGTTTTTACTAATTTGACCGCACCAGACACACAACAAGCGGTATAGTGCAGTTTGCAATTAAGGTCTGTGGTAGGTTGAAAAAGTCTGCAAGGCAAACCGACACCATACCGCCAGCCGTTTTAAAATGGCAAACTATCCCCCTCTGGCTCATTGTCAATTACTGGTGCGGATTGTTCTACATCGCATTTCCACGCCATTACTTCCGTGTACCATTTTCCGTTAAATTCTCGACTTGATATATTCGCAGAAATAGTAACGGTATCGCCTTCTTTTACTTTTGAAAATCCAGCTTTGTCGTTAAAATCCGTAATGTATAATGAGTATGGGTATTTGTCAGGAACGGTAATTACTATTCCTTGTTTATTCCATTCTTTGCCTGTTTTAGACACTCCCGATTCTCTCGGGTACACTTTCTGTGTGATTCCTTTTACTTCCATGATTATAATATTTGATTTTTAAAGTAATTAAAATAATGTTCTGCAATTTCTCGAGTTTCAAAATAGTTCCCAGAATCAAAAAGATTTTTGTCGTAATCGTTTCGGGTTTCGATTTGCTTCACAACCTCGTTACGATTGAACATAATCGTATAGTATTTTTGTCCTCGTTCGGCTCTAAATCGCTTTTTGATGTAGTTGCCACGTTTAACATATCCCATTTCACGCAAACATTGTTCGGCTTGTTCTTGCTCTTTGAGAGTAAGACATTTAATTGGCTCGTTTGGTTTTAATTCTCCACCTCTACCAACGCCGCCAGCAATGAATATAAAGTGAAATCGATAGTTTTCTTTGTAAAATCCGATACGGTCAAGATTTGTGCCGAACTTAACCCACTTGTTCGAGGGTATGTCGGGAACTATTTGAGCGACAAGTAAGTCTTCTAAATGTTCAATTTCCGAGAACTTGAAGCCTTTTGGTGCTTTTATTGTTTTCATTTTATTTGCAAGTTTAAGTTTTCAATTATTGATACGCCATTAATTACTTCGCCGTTTTCAATTCTTTTTTTTAGTTCTGTTTTAGAAATTGGTTTTTTTTCTATAATTACACAATCGTTCGGCAACATTTCAACGTCTTCAATTTGCACTGATTTTGATTTTCTAAAATTGATTTTGTTTAAATCGGTTCGTATTTCGTCAATTTCAAGCATTCTCATTGCGTTTGCGATGTTTTCTTTAAGCTTAAGCACAAATGTATCATTGCGTTTTTTTAGTGCCTGTAATCTCTTTATTTCGATTTCTACCGTTCTACTTCTACCTTCAATTTCTTTTATCAAAGATATGTAATTTTGTGATTTTTCTTGCAAGTTTGATTTATTAATTGCAAGTGCTGTTTCGATTTCGGGAGTAATCTCACCTCCGTTATCTTCCAATAAATGATATATTTCTAAATACTCATTTCCAATTTCAAATAGTGTTTTCATTTTGTTTCAAGTTTAGTAAGTTTAGTTTTTAAATCTGTTGTGAATTTTTTAAGAGCAATTTTCAAATGTGGCTCTAATGCTGTGTACATTTTACCTAAAGTATCAACACTTGTACACATTTCGAGTGTTTGTTTAGCAAGTTCGATTTCTTTGTCGATCCTATTGTTTGGTATTAGTTCTGCTTTCGCTTTTTTCATATCCTGCAAAGCATTTTTATTGAACTTAAACCGCTCTACTTTTTCACTATCTATAATCGTCAATTTTGATATGTTTCTGTTTTCGTCGTACTCGATTTCTTTTACCGAAAATGATATGCCGAAATTTAATCTATAAGCATCTTTTCCGTTTTTATCTTTATAAACATTTATTTCATTTTCAGCAAGATTAATCCATATAAAAGGCGCAGAATAAAGCTCCCGCCCTATTCCAACATTAAAACACGCACGTTTAAAACTGTCTGATGCTTCGCCTTTTTGTTTTTCTGTATTACTTTCAGTTCCTACGTCCTGTTTTTTTACCCATTGTTTTTTCTCGCTGCACCATATTTCTACATTGCAAAATAGATTTCCGTTTATAACCTCGTGTGTTCTTTGCCAATTCTCAGCACCGTACACCTCATCAAGGATTCGCATATCTACACGTGCGTCTTTGTATATGAGCAATACGCATCCTGTTTTTTTTACTTGTTGCACGCGGCATTCGATTTCGTCCGCTCTTAAAGTTCTAATTTCCATAGTAATAAATTATTAAAGTTCATAAATAAATTTCATTTTGCCCGAATAATCTTCGTCAAGTTCAAATCCTTGCTGCCCCATTATCTCATTAATTCTGTGAAATATTGAATTGTCGCACATGATAATCACTTCTACGTAGCATTCGGTAAATATAAGCAAATGTACAAAATAATAGTGTATATCGGTTAAAATATACGCTATATGATTGCATGTTTTTATATGTTTTACGTCATGTTTTTGTGTGATTTTTATCATATCATTTCACTATTAGATATACTTCGCTTTACTTCCTGCACCTTACACGATACAAGATTAACTTAAATTAAGACTAAATATAGAAAAGTCTTAAAATGAGTTCAGACAAATTAAATTACTATTGCTGCTTCCTACTCTTTGAGTATATGTACATGCTTCCAGATACATAGTTTTCAGCCAATTTTCAATGCTGGTGCAGTTCCTTGTTATTAGCGTAAATAGAGCAAGGATTTGAACATTAAAAAAGGGTAATTCTTTGACATAGTTAGACTTTTGCCTAACACCCACTTTTTGTTTTACCTCGATGTAATCAGGAAGAAAGTATGCGGGTCTACAACTCTCAATGTCAAGTCTGCGAAAACTATAAACAAGAAGCGAATGTAGTCGAGTCATAGACCCGATACTATTTTTTTGCATCACTTCTTGTTTATTATATTTTCGCATTTAACAAAAGTAATACATAATATTTAATAATGCAATTTTTCACATAAATTATTTATATTTAATCTTGTAATTCTGCGTAAAGTAAATGCCCGAGACGTGATTTCATTTGAGATAAATGTTCGGGGTGTTCTGCTCCATAAATCCTTTGTTCGAGGTCGTGAATCATTTGAGTGCGTTTTTCCGCATTCGTGTTTAACTCTTTTATTACAATTTTTTCAATCTCTTTATATTTGCGCTCAAATTCTTTGTTGCACATTAATATCTCGACCTGCTTACGTGCATAAATTACCGTTGAATGGTCTTGATTTGTCGCATGTCCTATTTGGTTAAGGCTGCAATTTGTATAGTTCAATGCGAGCTCTTGCGCTATTTGTCTATATTCAACAAGTTCACGTTTACGCCCTTTATTTCTTATTGAGAAACCAGCGTGTTTTTCTACTATTCTTATTATTTTGTTTATATCTTTCATTCTTCTATTAATCCTAATACATTAATACTATTTTTGTTTATCCATTTTTTAATTGTTTATACTATGAAGTATATATAAGGGAGTTATCGGCAACCTAAAAAGACAGCGTACCTTGCCGACAGTACTGCTCAATTCGATTGAGTGCCTTTTCATAATATTCCTTGTCGATTTCAATGCCGACAAATTGTAAGTTCATTTTATCTAAGCGGTTTGCTTTTTCAACTGCGATTGCAATACTCCCACTGCCTAGATGCGTATCTAGTATTTTCATTCCACTTTCAACATTGTTTTTCAAAATCCAATCGTAAATTTCAACAGGTTTTTGAGTTGGGTGTATTTTGTTCTTTTCTTTTAGTACGCTCAAACTCCATATTTTAGCAGGTTTTGAAAACGATGTCCAAGCCATTTCACACATTGCAAGGCTAAAGTCGTGCGGTTGTTTTTTATCCCAAATATAAAAGCATTGCGTTGGTTTTAATGGGAAATAATTACCACCCCAAATTATTTGATTTTTGCTTACCCTAAATAGCTGCTCAAAATATTCGTGTGTAGGTATCGCATTGTCCCAGTCTTTTTTTTCGTGTTGTTGCCTTACAGGGTTGGAGCTAATCCCAATCCCATACGGTGGGTCAACTATTGCCAAGTCAAATTCATTGTCCTTAAACCCTCGCATAATTTCGAGATTGTCGGCATTGAAAAAAGAAAGGCAGCCGATAACACGTGGTGTAATTAATTGGGGTTTTTCTGCGTTATTCATAATTTTGTATTTTTTATTAAATTTCTACTCGGTGGATAGGTTGTCAGTATCTAATCCCCAACTAACCATACCACCAACGTTAATCCGCTACTTTTCATAGCTGCGGAACGTTATTTCTTTATCGGAAAATGCTCAATTTCACACTCCTTGCAATACCAATTTGCACCGATTTCGCTCATGTCGCCACGTTCGCGTATTTCTCCGCATTCGTCGCATTCGATTCTCTCTGAATAGTATTGAATGTCTTCTTTTTCTCTTTCTTCAAGCTTTTGCATGTAACGAGACAAATCCTCTTCTACTGTTGTGAATCCAAACATAA